GCCCTGTCCCGTCGCATGGATTCTGGAATCGCGAATGAGAATGGCACACCCAGTCAGATCAGAGTTAGATCCACCACCCAGTCCATTTATATTATCGATTCTGACATAGCCCGGCGGGACTCTGGACACGACATCGAATTCAACGCAGTCATCTCCGTTCGTACCCGCCGTTCGGACATATGTATTTAAATTTCCGTCGTATGCGTTTGTAACCGGGAGGGTTCCCGGGTCGCCATTTTGATGAGATGATCTGGCCGCACTAATTGTCATTAAACGTCCGCCGATGTCATAAATTTTAATTTCCTTGAAATGTATTTTTGTGTTTAAATTATCAGCTCTATCTACTCTCACCGTCCAAGTGAGTTCATCGTTATATACCCCAAGCCTGGAATCTGGTGTGAGTACGCCTATACCAACGTTAGACGTAGAGACTAGAGATGTTTTGGGATTTGCGAATTTTGTTGATATGGTGGTTACATTACCCAATTCTGATGTAACCGGGTTATTTGTTTCTGTTATTTGTTGTAACGAAATGTTGGATAACGTTCGTCCATCACCAAAATAGTGATAAGATTCGACGTTACCGTAGAGATGTATGTTCATCGTTTCACCGGTCGGTATGATGTCATTTTCTAATATGTGACTATCCGTGAATCCAATCGCAAACTCTTCTTGTTTAGAGGCTCCAGACCCCGTCGTTCTATAGACAACGGCCACATTTGATACTCCTGGGGTTGTGGGATACCCTCCTCGTCTATATAAAGAACCCAAATCATAACCAAGGGTACCAGTGTTGTTGTTACCGAACATCTGAAGCGGATTTTCAACGACTAACACCTCCGCATACACGAGTTGCGATCCCCCCACAACTTGAATATCACCAGTAATAGTAGTCTGACCAGTGACTGATAAGTTACCATTAATGCGCATGACATTACAATCGGCTGGTGCTATAGCGGAGTCATTAATAATTACATTAGACCCTATTGCCATCGTGTGATTAGGCGCAGAATTGGCAATTCCCACGTTTGAGGTTGTTATGAAACCCGTATCGACATTACTAAATTTCACACGAGGGACTATATCGAGAGATGTTTTTGCTACTTGATCAAAACTTATATTGGACAAAACACCACCATCGCCCAAATAGAGCGATGCCGTAACCGTATCAGATCCCCGCTCCTTGACTCGGTGATCCCGGGTGTTATAAGACATCACAACATTTTGTGCCACATCTGGTGTCGTCTCCTCTTCCAGTTTCCTGAGGTACACGTTCGTAAATACCCCTGTGTTACCAATGTTCGGCATTATTACTATAATAAAGCAATTTAATTTTTGAGGATGGTATATCTTAATTTAATTGAAACCGAATTAAATTAATATATGTGTTTAATGTCCTGTCTATAAATAATTACGGGAGTTCGTATATAATTATTTCCGCGCGAGCGGTACTGACGTTCCAATTTGCGCTGCTACTACAATCGGTATTGGTGAGATTTCTAATATTTAATTTTGCGCCACTTGTACCCTTATTTGTTATTGTCGGATACAAAGTAAGTTGTTCATCAGCAGTATTGGTTATGGTAACGGAAAATATGAGTTTTGCTGCGTCGGAGTATGTATGACCATATGTAAATGCGGTCTGACTGAATCTAGTGGTAGAACTTCCACCTATACTCACGGTGACCGCCCGTATAGATTTGAACGCAGATCCACCCGCTGATTCACCTATTGTCGTATTACCCTGAACTTCGAGACCCGTACCATTTTGGAGTTTGAGATCGGTCGATGTGAGGCGCGCACAAATATTCAAACTTCCGGCTTTTCGGATAGCAAATTCAAATAATCCCTTTTCGGCGTTTGTTGTAACATCGTTTGCCTTGGCGGTCATTTTTGCGTAAATTTTTGTATTCCCATTCGCATTCTTTCCAGAAAACTTTAATTGACCGAGGTAATCGTTGTTAGCTGCGCTTGCGGAGTTTCTGTATAATGTAAATTCCGGACCTGCCGAACTCGATGTGTCTGTGCTCGTCATGGTAACGGCAGACCCGAGCGCACCCGCTGAGACATTAGATAATACACCACCGTCACCCTTGTAGAGACTTCCCGTACCAATTTCTACATTCCCCGTTGCTGTTAATGCCACGTTGGGGTTTGTAAATTGTATGGTATTGGACGTAACATTTCCTCTATTCGCTATATGAGATAGAGTATAAACCGCAGATACGGCCACGTTACCTAACGTGATCTTCTCTGTGGCTACATTTCCGTTGATTACGAGTACATTTGAACCAAATTCATCTATATACAAATTCGACCCCACAGCCAGGGAGTGATCAGGCGCCGAATTGGCTATACCAACATTTGCTGTGGTTATAAACCCGACATCTGTATTAGTGAATTGTATGGTATTAGATGTCACATTGCCCTGGTCTGTAATGGATTGTAATGTCGTCGCGATATTAGAGAGGAGTCCGCCATCACCATCGAACTGAGTCGCTTCTATGGTACCATCTCGAATGAACACATTCGTACCGATAGACAGTTGGTGTGTGGGAAGTGCGTTCGCAATACCCACATTCGATGCTGTTAAATTGCCGGTTATATCCGCATTCGATGAAAC